TTGTGCTTGTTTGCTTGGTTGTTGCTTTCATGCTATTACAATTTAGGTGTGTATACATTCTCCTTTGATTCTTCTTTTTCGATTTCCTCTAATCTAGCGAGCGCTTTTCTCACGAATAGCTCTCCAATAGACAATAATAGTGTCCCACTACCGCCCAATAAAGCGATAAAGTATAAAAAAGGGTCTACTATTTCCATGCTTACAGCAATTTGATTCCCGATAAGGAATAGGATACTACACACGCCCATGGCGATTAAGTTGTTTCGTTCTTTTGTTCTCATGTTACTGAATTTAATTTAACTCGATTTTGATTAATAGACTTTGCCTGCTCACTCTCAACAAGCGAAATAAAAAAAAGGGAGGACATCTCTGCCCTCCCCTCAAACCTTGCGACCTTATTACTTCTTTGCAGTTGCCTTGTTTTGGCGAGCCACTTTTGTAGCCACTACACTAGCCTTGTTGAATTTGATAATAGTACGAATTCCGTCGTATACACTGAATTTATCCTTGATAGGCATTTTTTCGGCGAATTCTTTGAATGTAGGCATAGCGCTTTTACCTAACAATTCAGCTAAATCGGGCAATTCACAAATTACCTTGTAAATTTTACTAAGACCATACGATTCAATTTTGTACTTTGCGTTGGCTAAATAGCCTAATTGAGTTAACGTCAACGTGCCCGCTTGCTTCATTGCTTCATACTTTGCGACCTTCTCAACTAGTGTTAAGCCCTTCATAGTTTCAACTTTAACTACATTAGTAGTTGTCCCCTTTGCTTGTTTCATTCCTTGCGTTCTCATTTTTACTTGTTTTATTTGGTTAGTAGGTAGTGGGGACTCGAACCCCATGCGACGCCTTTCGTCTCTACCTTAATATATTACTTGATTTATCCCCTTCGTTATAATTTTTTTAACCCGCCACCACTTTAACTCCTCGTATTATCGGCTTAGGTTAGGAGGCATCGACGCCTTACAACTAGAAAATAAGTTGCACCCCCTGTTAAACAGTTTAACGTCATTTCACAGTATTTCAAAGAACGAACTAACAAGGCATAACTATCCCATCATTCCAATGTATATTTTTGAATTCATAGGACATTCCATCCCCATCCAAAAATTGGTAGTTAAACTAATTTGTTAGTCAATGCTACTCGCCTCACGGATTTCGCTGTCAATCTCAAAAGTGTTCCGTTGAACACATTACAAAGATACGCATAGTTTGGAAGCTACCAAACTTTTTTTGAAAAAATACCAAAAAACAGTGAAAATTACGTAGAAATACGTAGAAAAAAAGGAAAAAAACTACGTAGAAATACGTATTTTACAAAAAAAGTGGTTAAATTATTTGTTTATGTGGTTTTTATTTCGTAGTAAGGAAAAACCTTGTCCCATTTCGGGAATTATGTTCCCGTATTTGGAAAGTTTCCCATAATGGGAATAAATGAGGTATTATGCACGCATAATAAAATAAACTAATGACGTCATAAAACAAATTTATGTGCAGCTCTCAACGTAATGAATAGTTGAAACGAAAGGACTAGTTAGAACTTCCTAAGTAGTTGAACGGCATGAATAGTTGAACGAAAAAAATAGTTGAACGAACTAAGCAGGTGGAACGAATGAAGTAGGTGAACGATAAAGATAGTTAAACTAATTCGGTAGTTGACGTTTCGGGAATTGACTTTCGGTGTGAGAAAGGGTGGGGATACGTGCGCATGGGAAAGACCCCTGAGTATACAAAAACTTTTTGGGGGAGGGATAGTAGTACTATGGAAGGGTACCACTAGTCGTAGATATAAGGGTGGAGGGGTATGGAAAAGGGGGTCGCTCCCACAGGCGTAGTCGCATGCACCCAGCACGGAAGAGGAACACTTATAAGGATTAGATATGTTAAGTACTTGATTATTAAGAAAGTAATATTGCCAAAAGGGGGTACAGACTGTTCTAGGTGTTAGTGGTAACAAGAAAAGGTGTATCTTTGTTATATAAAATGTATTATTATGATTACGAAAAGTGGTATAGACCTTAGTGTTTGTGCTTATTGTAAGACCACGTTAGATGACTACTCAAGAACTGTAGACCATCTATATCCCAAGAGTCGTGGCGGTAAGCTAAGCAATGACAATAAGGTTCCTTGTTGCGGTCAGTGTAACAAGATGAAGGGCGACATGAATGTTGCGGAGTTTAGCAGGGCGTTAAGCGGATTGATTTTCTATGAACATACGAGACATAAGGAAAGCCTTTCTCATCTGAAAAAGATTAAGCTTAATGTTGATGGTATTATCGAGAAACGAAAAGCATAGTTATGGATAATCACATTGTTTACGACTTGGTCTTATTAGAGGCCGATAGGATTGCGCATTACCGTAGAAAAGAACTTGACCTTTATTACGTAGATGCCTTTGGGAATTTCGCTCCGATTGGGGAGGCGTATAGCGCTGAGTCTGATGAGCTGATTGGTATGTTGCTGAAGAAGAAGAAGCTTCGCTATTGCGTTGCCTTCATAGACACCTTTGATTTGCAGGATGAACTAAAGCCGTCGGCATTTAGAACATTACGGTTCTTCGTGAAGAATATGTCGTATGGAAATCATCTGAAGAAATACGGGATTAGGGATATTGTAAATGCCATGGGGCTGAAGACAGATTATGTCATCAGCAGTATCAAACAATTATGTGCGAAAGATATTCTTAGATTTACAGTCGAAAAAGGTAGAAGAGATTATATGGTTAACCCAACAGTGTTTTACAAGGGAACTATGAAGAAGCTACTCTACTCCACTAAAGAATTTGACAATATGCCCAAGAGGGACTATGAACTTAATGTCATTGAAAACAAACTCGTAAACATTTTCTAATGGAGATAACACGCCACAGCAGAAACATTCATCAGATAAAGATGACAGGAAAGACAGTTCGTATTGCGATGCTTTCCGACCTACACTGGGATAACCCACATTGCGATAGAGACTTGCTTAAACGTCACCTAGACTATTGCCTAGAAAACGAAATCCCTGTGATGCTGAATGGCGACACATTCTGTTTGATGCAAGGGCGTGGTGATAGACGTGGGAATAAGAGCGACATCAGACCAGAGCATAACAACGCTAGATACCTAGACTCTGTAATCGAGACTGCGGTGGATTGGTTTGAACCTTATGCACGCATAATAACTGTGATTGGATACGGGAACCACGAGACGGGGATTATCAAGTGGCAGGAGACTGACGTTGTGCAGCGATTCGTTGACTTGCTTAACTACAAGGCAGGGTCGAATGTGCAAACGGGCGGATATGGTGGATGGCTTATCATCAATCAGTTCCCTGGGGAAAGCACTACGACTTCCCTATCTACCAAGATTAAATACTACCACGGCTCGGGCGGTGGCGGTGTAGTTACCAAGGGGGCAATTAACATGACCCGTGCGCTTGAAACATACGAGGATATGGACGTATTTGCCATGGGGCATATCCACGAAAACTCTTCTCGTAACGACGTGCGTGAAACAATCTACTTCCACTCAAAGACAGGATACGCTGTTAAACACAAGAACATACATCTTATGCTTACTGGTACTTACAAAGAAGAATACGGTGAAGGATTCAGTGGGTGGCACGTTGAAAGAGGTGCGCCACCAAAGCCACTAGGAGGTAGAATCTTGGAGATACACTGCGCAAGAAATCAGTCAAATGGCTCAGAGGTAAAAACAAAAATAATAGATAGTAGGAAATTTCCAATTTAATCGTATATTTGTAAACCTCATTGCATTTGTTCTCGCATATTTGGTTTTTTAGGTTTTCATGTTTAAGGGATGCCCTGCTTCGGTGGGGCATTTTTTTATTCAAAAAAGTTGGTAAAAATATATTCATTACATTTGTCCTAAACATTCTACTATGTTAGGAAAGATGATGGGCATTGACCCTAAGATGCTTAAAAAGGATTACAGTAGCAAAAAGATTAAAGAGTACAAAGGCACGAAAGCCGAAGAAACGTACTCTTCTAAGAAAGCTATGGCCCGTCACGAGAAGAATGAAAGCAAGAAACAAGAGGCTAAAGAAGAGCGTCTATCTAAATTGAAGAAACGTGGCCGCAAAAGATAAGGCATATTACGACGCTATTTCCAATATGGATAAGGATATTCGCAAGGACTATGCAGATGATGCACGGAATAATGCCAATGATAATAAAGTCCTAAAGAAAAAGATATGGGACTTGTATGTAAAAGCGAGATTCGCTACAACTCGTAAAAAATAAATCATAAAAAATAAATTATGGGAGGTTCAAACAAAAAGTCATTACAGTTCTTTTCAGACTATAGCGACAACAGCGGAGACAAAGGTGCAAGAATCGGCTCTCCAGCTAAAAACAAATTGATGAGTGGTCTTGATAAAGCCAGAGAAGTTTCTGAAAAAATCAAGAGCTTATACAATAAAGCAACAGGTAGAAAGACTATCACTGCAGAAATGGATGGTAAGACATTCGTAGGAACAGAGAAAGTTGGTAGGCGTTCGGTTACTAAGGTGAAGAATCCTACTGCTGGTTCACGCAAAATTGTTGATGTTTATACTTCACAAGGAAACCTTAAGCGTCAAAAAATTGTAGATAAATTCCCAGATGGAACACGAAAAGTTACTAAAAGTGGCCCAGATAAAGATGCAATTTATCAGAAGGAGCAAACAAAATTGATGAGAAAAAAGAAACGATAATGAGAAATCCAGGCAAAGCTCTTGCAAGAGCATTAAGCAAAGCAGACCGTAACTATGGTCGCTCTGCTAAAGCTAACAAAAAAGCGTCAGACATTGAGGCTGGTATTCAAGCGCATCATAAAGCTAACCCAAGCACGCATCGTTCTGACTACGGAGTAGAAAATGAAGCTATCCTTAAGCAACAAAGAAAAGCTGTTAGACTAGAAGGAAGAGGTAATGTAGCTTTCCAAAAAGGATTAGCAAAAAAAGATGGCAAAGTTACAGCTGATGAAAGAGCAGGAATCAAAAAGGTTAAGCAAGAGAATAAATATGCCAATAAAGTAATGCGCTCTGCGAAAGGATTCAGAAGTAATGAATTGAATAGCTTGGAAGCAGGCAAAAAATGGCAAAAATCTTTTGATAAGACCTATAAAGTAGCGGCTAAAGCGAAAGCAAAAGGAGCTGACTCTCGAGTTAAATCAGTAATGAAAAAATACGAAATTTAAATAGTCATGGGAAATAGTAAAGGGAAAATTCAAAGAAGAGGAACATCTGAGCCAGTAGAGGAAAAAACAAACGACATTCCTTGGGCAAAATTAAATCTAACAAGGAATAGCATAAACCTTGAAGATATGAAAAATGATAATCCAAGGCTTAAGAGAAGAGTAACATCTGAGCCTCTTGAATACGCTAGTCTGGCGCTCAAGAGAAAAAATTATGTCACTAAGATGGCTCCCAAAAAAGCTAAAACAATCAGCAACAATTTACCTTCTGAGCGAGTGAAATCTAGCACGCCTCAAATGTCAATGGAACAGATTGGAAAATCAATGTCAAAGAGTGGTCCACGAAAAAATATCCGTGAAGCTGTTGCATCAGTAAAAGGAAAATTGAAAAAAGCATATAGCAAGGTTATAGCAAAAAAGAAAGGATAATGCCACGCAAGATTCAACCCATAAAGTTCACGGACACGGCTCCTAAGTCTTCATTCAAGGATGAGGTAAAGCCGCCTATGCCTAAGTACTCTACGGATGAGTACGTGGACTATAACAGAAAGAACAATGGTCTTGCGTTTCAAGGCAGACTAATTGATAAAAATCTTGACGCAATGTTTAAGACTCCAGGGTCTGACATCAAGTCAAAGCTAAAAGCAGCAATTAATCGTAGTAAAAAAACAAAAAAGAAGTAAAATGGCACTAATGGAACAAATGTCTCTTAATCAAATAGGAGACGGAAAACTTGGGAAACGAATCAAGAAAAAAGCTAGAGAAGTAAAGCGAAATGTAAAGATTAAGCTTGGTAATCTTGGTGATGACATTCGTCGTGGTGTTCGTAATTTAAAAAAGAACACAGCTAATAATCGTCAAGAACGTCAAGAAAATCGCCAGGAGCGTCAAGAAAATCGTCAGGCAAATCGTCAAGAGCGTCAATTCAACCGTGAAATTAATCGTGGTGTAAGAAAAGACAATCGTCAAGATGCACGAGTAGAAAAACTAAGAAGCTCAAACAGAGGGGCAATCACTGGAAGTACTGGTATTAAAAAGCTTGACAGCTACAGCACAAAAGTTAACAAGTACAGCAACCCAGGATTGTACAAAGTTGTTAAAGCTGTTAGAAACATTGGTGATTCTTTTGACCAAATGGGAATGAGAATCAAAAAGAACAAAGGCCGTAGACGTGCTATGCAAGATGCAGCTGGACCAACAAAACGTAACAAAGACGTTATGGTTTGTAAGGAAGGGCAATGCCAAACAAGATAAAATAAAATAGACCATATGGGTTTTGATTTATTTCAAGACAATATTGGTTCAAAGGGCGTGCTTACACAGGAGTGGAAGCCAAATCACGAAGAGTTTGAATATCCAAAAGCATTTGTTGATTGGATAGACAGTATTAACTCGGGATGGCAAAACAAATTAAAGTTCAAGCCCTTTGACTTATATTGCAAACAAGCAGACCTCTGGATGGAGGATACATCTGCGATACTGGATTACGACAATGAAGAAGACCAAATGGATTGGCTCTTCACGGAAATTCAACGCTGTAAAGACAACACTCTTTACTTCTGTAACAAATATGGATTCATAAAAGAAGACCGTGCCGATAATGGTATGTTACCATACAGAGCTTGGGACGCACAAAAGGTTCTTCTATTCCTATACGACTGCGGATATTCTATGATGATTGGTAAGGCCCGTCAGATTGGTTTTACGACTACCATGTGTCTTGCAGGAATGAAGCGTGTCAATCTGAACAAATCTTATTTCATCAAGTTCGTTACTCACTCAAAAGACAAGGGTATAGAAATCTTCCGTGATAAGGTGAAGTGGACATACACTAAGATTCCTGATTACATGGCACAAGAAGTCAAGAACTGGACTGACCAAATCATGAACTTTGACAGGAAGGGTGATAGAAAAGGTCGTGACGAAGGTGGTGGTTCTCGATTCCAAGTAGATACTCCTTCTGTCGATTCAATCAACGGGGGTTCACCATCTGCGGTATTCGTAGATGAGATTGGTCTATTTGAGATATTTGGTGACATGATGCGTGAAGGTAGGCCTGCATTGTTCAAGTTTAACCCAGAGACAGGCAAGATGACTATGCAACAGCAGTTCATCGCTTGGGGAACGGGAGGTGAAATGGACAAGGGTGGTTCTGTATTCGAGTCAGAGTTCAAGATGTGTCTTAAACAATGGAGAGAAAAAAACTATCAGTATGGAATTATACCGATATTCTTCAACGCATACGCAAGAAGAGGGGTAACAGACCAGCATATTCAAAACGAGCGCAAGGCATATCTAGCATTAGAGGGTACAAAGAAGGGGGAAAAAGCTAAAGTTCAGTTCCACCAACACTACCCTATTACTATAGATGACATGTTCATCAGAAAATCACGCACGTTGTACCCAATTCATATGTGCAACATGCGACTAAATGAGATATATGGCAAAGATGTTCCTATTGAATATGGATATTTTGAACCAATCCTTGATATGTCTCAGCCAACTCCTGACCTCATTACTGATTTTAAGATTATTGGAGCGAGATGGGTAAAAACTGAGGCACGAGAAGACGTGTCAACGTCAGCTATCATCATACACCATCCACCAGAGGGGGAGATATGGAAAAATCGTTGGTATCAAGGTACTGACCCCATCAACTCAGAGACAGGACACTCCATGATGTGTAGTGCAATATGGGATGCGTACACAAATTGCGTATCATCCGTTGTATTTCACCGTGACAAAAAGTTTAAGTACACCTATCTTCAAGTGTTACTGCAGAGTTTGTACTATGACCAACAGAAAAGAGGGGGTGTAAAGGAACTTGTGGAGAACAACATCGGTGATATGCACGTAGACTTCCAAGAGATACATGGATTCAAGAATAAATTCACGGCAAATGCGCAGCTTCCTGACTATTTACAGACCTTCGGTGGTAAATGGTTCGGAATATCAAATAAAACGAACACAGCGCCACGTATTATGGCTAAAACAGAAGAGATGATTGATGCGTATGGACCAAACATTGACGTTCCATGGCTGTGGGAGCAATTAAAGACGTTTGTTGAGAAAGATTTGAAGTCTACGAACAGTCATAGACAGACAAGATACCAAGCTGCCGATTCAAGATACGATTATGATGATGCCATTTTTGCAATTACGTTTGCATACATCAATGCTGTATCACATGCGAAGTATGAGCCAGAAAATGTAAAGGGAGAAGGTTCGGATAAGAAAGTTGTAGTGAGGTTTGTCCAATGCAAAGAGACAAACTACAGAATGAAAAGAGCAAGAGTTGATAGGGATACAGGTAAGGTGCTTAAAATTCTTGATTAAAGTCAAGAAAGTACTGATTTCGTTGTACTCGGCTTTTGTCGAACCCTATATCTTTGTGTTCCCAGACAGAGCCGTGCTTACTTGTTTTAACTTCAACAAATATGTGTTGATTATCGAAGAAGTATTTAAGCTCTTTCTTTCCAAGTTTCTTGGCAGATAGGTTCTTGTACATTATTCGGTTATCTTCCCACATCTTGTTTTCGTTATACCAATACAAATGATACTCTGGCTTTTTTCTGTCTGACTCAAAGATAGTCGTGACATAACTCTTCATGATGAAGTGGTGGGTGCGGTCTTCTATGACCTCTATAATCTTATTGCTTGAGTACTTAGAAGATGTAGTCATTATGTGTTGATGAGTTAAGAACAACATCGACTTCTTTCTCTAAATCTGCAGTCTTCATCACTACATAATTAGAGTTTCTGTCGTTAACCCAACAAATATATGACTTTCCAATTTTTAAATTGGTGTTTTTTTCTATTATTTTTTTATAGACCCCTAGTTGTAGTGAGTATGTGTTGTACTCACATTCGGAAAGATGTTCAAGACCATTGGTCATTTTGTTCTTGTACTTACTGTAAGTAGCTATCTCTTTGTTTGTCTTGTAATCCCATATCTGAAGCTCACTATCAACCACATTATAGAACAGCTTGTCAAGCATTCCGCAGATGCGTAGGTCTTTATCTCCAACAACAAGCTCTGCTCTTACTAACAATAGGGTGTTGATATAATCATTGTAGAAGTTATCAATCATGAACGTCAAAGCTTGCGCCCCAGTACTTCTATCTACTTCATAGTGCTTATTGGTAAACTTCAACTCTGCGTACTTATGCAGTTCGGTTCCTTTTGACGTTGATGCGTTCTTGATGTCTTCCCATTCTTGAATTACATCTGCGACGATTAGGCCGTTTTTCGTTGCATATCTTGCGGCGATTATCTCTGTTTCAAACGGTTTTTTGAATTTAGACAAAAGAGTAGTTACCGAAGTGCATCTTAATCCGTCGTAGAAGTACGAGTGGTCAGACTCGTCAAATACAATTCCGTTGAACTTGTTTAACTCAGAGAATACCTCAAACATATTTACAGCTCTACTGCTTGGAATTCTTCTACCTCTTGCAACAATGATTCAACAGCAGCCTCTGCTTCTGCGTCATCGTCTGTGTATGGTCTGAATCTGTTTGATAAAAAGAATTTGTACTTGCAGTCCTCAGGTAATTTAATCTCTGACAGTTTATACCCCATCGCCATGTGTTGCTTAGCTAGGTACTTTGCGTCTACTACTGTGTAGATTTCTCCTTTCTCAATCCAAAGGTGTGCAGGGAAGTCTGCTGGTCTTGCGTTTGAGTTAACGCATACTACTCTAAATGTTTCCATGTTGTTTAAATAAAAAACCCTCACTCTTCTGTGATACGGCACATAAGAGCAAGGGTTACTTCGTTGGGTAGAACGAAACCTAATTTCTTTATCAGTCCGTATTCTGATGTAGCAAAGTTAGACACATTTTTTTAATCACCAAATTTTTAATC